ACGTGGTTATTCAACAACTGCTTTGGCATATTATTTTAAAAAAGTAATTGGTGTGGATACATTTAAAAATAATACAAGAATTTTAGATTTAAATAGACTGAGTGAATTTCAATATGTTAAAGAATTATTAAAAGAATATAAAAATGTTGAGTTAATTGAATCATTGTTTGAGGATTATATTAAACAAGATAATTTAGGAAATTTTGATATTATACATATTGATATAATTCATGAATACGAACCAACATATATGTGTGGTGATTGGTCATTACAACATTCAAATTGTGTTATATTTCATGATACAATGAGTTTTTCTGCTGTCATGCACGCAGTTACAGATTTATCAATTAAAAATAATTTTGAATTTTATAATTATCCATATGATAATGGATTGGGAATATTAATTAAAAAATAATATGATTAATAATATTGAAATAATAACTGTAAACTATAATACTCCTGATTTAATTAATAATCTTATTAAGTCAGTACGTGATGTTGAATGTAATTATCAAATTCGAATAATTGATGGTTCTGATAAAGAACCATTTAAGTCAGAAATTATCGAAGTTTGTAAAAAATATAATAATATTATTTTGCAACAACAAGGATGGAATATTCATCATGGAAGAGGAATGGATTATGCAATGAATACAAGTAGTTATGATTGGGTTTTGTTTATTGATTCAGATTCACAAATTAAAGCAGGATTACTTAATGTATTATCTTTTAATAAGCCATATATGGGTTTTAGTATGCAAGTAAACGATTATGGAATGAATGTAGATAAGGGTATACTTTATTTACATCCGCAATTCTTATTGGTAAATGTTAAGCATTATAGAATTAATAAATGTAAATTCATTCATCATGGTGCTCCAGCACTACAAATAATGAAAGACACAAAAAACGAAGATAAAAATATTATTAATGATAAGTATTTAGAATTATTTATTAGAGGTGGTAGAGGTACAATAAATAGATTTGGACTTAATTTATAATAAAAACAATTTTATTTTTAAAATACTATATGAAAAGAGTTTTGGTAATTGGTGATGGTTGTAAAGATGTGTTTCAATATGGAAAATGTGAAAGGTTAAATCCTGAAGCACCTGTACCTATATTTAAACCGACAAAAGCCACAAATAATGGTGGTATGGCAGTAAATGTGTATAATAATTTAATCGCATTGGGTGTTGACTGTGATATTTTAACCGAGAGTGGTATAACCAAAACTCGTTATGTTGATGAAGTCAGTAATCAGATGTTGCTTAGAGTTGATGAAAATGATGAAATTTTTGTTAGTCAAGATATGTACAATAAAATCAAGAATTTTGATTATAGTATATATGATGCGATAGTTATATCTGATTATGATAAAGGGTTATTAGGCGAAAAAATGATAAAACGTATTGCAGATAATCATCCGTTGGTTTTTATGGACACCAAGAAGAAAATTGATGAATGGGCATGGAATGTTAAATATATTAAAATAAATGAAAAAGAATTTAATGAAAATCAAGAATATTTAATGTATAAACATCCAAATGATGTAATTGTAACATTAGGAAAAAATGGTGCAAAACGTTATTGGAATTATAATGGTGAATGTAAAATTGATTCATTTCCAAATATAAGTGAGCATCCAGTACGTGATCTTACAGGTGCTGGTGATACTTTTTTTGCAGGACTTGTTGCAAAATTCATGGAAAATAATGATATTTGTGATGCAATTATATTTGCAAATAAATGTGCTGCATGGGCAGTTACACAAAAAGGTGTGGCAGTGGTTGATAGATATAAAATTAAATAATATGATAGATATTACACACATAAGTAATAAAAACATTCATGTGCCAAAAGCATGGGGTGAAGAAGTTATTATTCATAATGGTGATGATTATTGTGGAAAATTATTGCGTTTTAGAAAAGATGGTATGTTCAGCATGCATTTTCATTCATTAAAGACTGAATCATGGTATGTTAATTACGGTAATTTTGTTTTAGCATATATTGACACTAAAACTGCTGATAGAAGATTAACTAATTTAGTTAAAGGCGATATCGTACATATTGAACGTAATACTCCACATCAACTTAAAGCACTTGAAGAAGGTGAAATATTTGAAGTTAGCACACCACATATGGATGAAGATAGTTATAGAATAGAGAAAGGAGATAGCCAATTATAATGGTAATATTCGTTGACATAGATGGTACAATTTGTCATACTGAGGGCGGTTATGTAAATGCAATACCAATTGTAAGTGCAATTCATAAAATAAATCGTCTTTATGAAATGGGACATAACATAACTTATTGGACTGCAAGAGGAAAAAGTAGTGGTATTGATTGGTCTGAGTTAACGAAAGCACAGTTAAAAGAATGGGGATGTTTATATCATAAATTAAGTTTTGATAAACCTGCTTATGATTGCATTCTGGATGACAAAGCACTTAAAATGAGAGATGTTAGATTAGGTGTTGTTGGTGGTGTATCTGGAATATATAAAATTGAATCAAAAACAGATTCAAATAAATTTTATATTGGTAGTTCAAAAGATATAATTGAACGATGGAGTAATCATCTTTATCATTTAGAAAAAAATAAACACCATTCTTCAATTTTACAGAATCATTATAATGAATATGGAAGAAATGATTTATTATTTTCAATTATTGAAGAATGTAATATTGAATGTTTAATTGATAAAGAACGTGAATATTTAAAAAATTTAAAACCATATTTTAATATTTATCAAGAACCGGGCAGTCCTAAAAATCATCATTTTTCCGATGAAGCAAGAAAAAATATGGGTAAAGCACATCTTGGTAAAAAACAGTCAGAAAAAACGAAAAGAAAAAGAAGTTTGTCAATGATGGGTCATTCGGTAAGTAAAGAAACTATTACTAAAATTGTTGAAAAAAGAAAAAATTATAAGCATTCTGAGATAACAAGAAATAAATTAAGAATTACAAGTACTGGTAATAAAAATGCGGTGGGACATAAAATGACACCTGAACAGTTGGAAAAGAATAGAGAAAGAGGAAAGGAACAAATAAAAAACATTAAAAGAAACGATAAGGGACAATTAATGAAAAAAATTATAGTATTAACCAATATAAATCAATGAATATTTGGACAAATGGATGCTTTGATATTTTACATACAGGGCACATAGATTTATTATGGTATGCGAAATTATTTAATCCTGAATTATTATTATTCCCAATACAAAGACCTATTTGGACAAATAAATTATTTGTTGGAATTGATAGTGATGAAAGAGTTAAGAAATTGAAAGGAGATAAACGACCAATTAATGACCTTAACACAAGGTTAACAATAATACGCAATTTAAGAATGGTTGATAAAGTATTTATATTCAATACAGATGATGAATTGAGAGATTTAGTTAAAGCATTAAATATTGATATTATTATTGTTGGTGACCAATATAAGGATAAAGAGGTAATTGGAAGAGAAAACGCAAAATGTGGTGTTATATTTTATAAAACAGATAGCAGATCAACAACAAACATTATTGAAAAAATAAAGAATTTATGATAGTAGTAACGGGTGGAGAGGGATTTATTGGCAAAAATCTTGTTAAAGAGTTAGAGAGACAAGGTTATGTTGGCGTTGTAAGTCTTGATATAAAAACTGAAAATCTTGGTTTTATTTATTCTTGGCTTTTGACCTATGCCGAGCAAATTGATTGTATATTTCACCTTGGAGCAATTACCGATACTACTGAAATGAATAAGAGTTTATTCGATGAATATAATGTTGAATCTTCAATTTTTATTTGGAATTTATGTTCAGATTGGGATATACCGTTGATTTATGCAAGTTCTGCAGCAACATATGGTGATGGCAAAGAAGGATTTGATGATGAAAAAGATATTATTAATTTAAAACCTTTAAACCCATATGGCTGGTCAAAGCAACAATTTGATGTATGGGCAGAGATTCAGGAACAACAACCACCAAACTGGTATGGTCTGAAGTTTTTCAATGTTTATGGCTATGGCGAAGCACATAAAGAAAATATGGCATCGACTATATATCATTTTTTCTGTCAAGCAGTTACTAATAGGCAATGCGAAGTAAATTTATTTAAATCACATCGCAGTGATTATAAAAATGGTGAACAAAAAAGAGATTTTATTTATATTGATGATATTGTAAATGTTTGTTTATTTTTATACGATAAAAAACCACTTTCTGGTATATATAATGTTGGCACAGGAAAAGCACGTACTTTCAATGATGTCGCAAATGCAGTTTTTAAAGGTATTGGCTGTTCTGGACATATTAACTATATTGACACCCCGATTAAAATCAGAGATAAATATCAGTATTTTACTGAAGCAAAAACAGATAAATTGAGGTATACTGCAGGGTATACTGCAATGTTTCATGAATTGGAAGACGGAGTTTTGAAGTATGTAAATAAATTAAAAAATGAAAATAGCTAACATTATTTATGAAAAAGAATTGATAAATCACGCACAGGTTGATTATGTCAATTATTTCAATAAGCCACAAAATTACAATAGCGTTGATAAGACTTTGCCGACATTATATGTAGGATGGTCGTTTATGAAATCCTGCAATCCCTTTAATGAGATTATTCAAAATGCTAATATTCTTCATAAAAAGATAATTGCAAATGAGTTATATTGGGAATGTAGTTTTGAAGAAAGTAAATCGTCACATGTCAAAGGCATTGAAAGTTTTGTAAATTTAGCACCACAATTTTATTTTCAACCAAAATATACATATATTAATTTAGACCCGTTATTTTTTCAAATAACTGATATAGAAGGTTTAATGGATGTTCTCCCAAAAGAAATTGATTTTTTATATAATTTTAAAAATGAAATGATTTATTTATTGTCAGATAATAAAATTACTGGCATCGATTTGAAGATGTATGACTTCTTCAAATTTAATACCTTGGAAATTCTTGCAAGAATACAAGAAAGAACAAAAAAATATCAGAATGATTTAGATGGTAACACATATCTATCATATTATAAAATACTTCCAGATTTTTCTCACCTTAAAAGATATCTAATAGTTATATTGTCAAATTGAATAATTGTTAACCGTATTTTTTAATATGAATTTCTTCAATTTCGGAGTATTTATATTAAAAACATTATGAGAAAGAGTAGAAATTATTGGAATAAAAAGAATTCGTTTGAAATTGCACTAAAGTTTAATAATAAAAGAGATTTTAAAAAAGCGCATATTGCTGCCTATGAATTGTTAAGGAAGAACGGGTGGTTAGATGTGGCATGCCTTCATATGAAAGATATTAGTCATCTAATAAAATGGACTTTTGAAAAATGTAAAGAAGAAGCGTTAAAGTATAATAAAAAAATAGAATTTAAAAACAAAAATAGTTGGGGTTATGCTATAGCTAAACAGAATGGATGGTTAGATGAAATAACATCACATATGATAAAATATAAACATGTAACTCCCATACAATGGACTAAGGAAAAATGTCAGAGTGAAGCATTAAAATATAATAAAAGAATTGATTTTTATAGAAATTCTTCAAAAGCATATGCTGTTTGTGTTAGAAATGGTTGGCTTAATGATGTTTGTCAACACATGAATGCGCCACATAGTAGTCAGTTTAAATGGACAAAAGAAAAATGTCGAATAATTGCATTAAAATATCAATATCGAAAAGAATTTCAGATGGGTGATAATAATGCATATTGCGCTGCTAAATATAATAAATGGTTAGATGAGATATGTCAACACATGACAAGATGTGGTGATAGAAAACATAAATGCATTTATTCTTATGAATTTTCAGATAATCGTGTATATGTTGGTTTAACATATAACATTAATATTCGAGACAAAAGTAGAAGGTATGAAGATAAAGATGCTGTTATTTTACATATAAATAAAACTGGTTTAATACCGAATTTAAAGCAATTAACAGATTATGTTCCTGTTACCGAAGCTATTGTTTTAGAAGGAAAATATTTACAAAAATATATTGATGAAGGATGGGTTATTTTAAATAGAACCAAAACTGGCGGAATCGGTGGTTATAATTCAGTATGGAATTTTAATCGAGTTAAAAAAATTACGTCAAAATACGAGAATTTGAAATCTTTTATGAGTAATGATAGTTATTTATATAAAATTGTAAAAAAAGAAGGATGGATATATTCTTTATTTCCAAATGAAATTTAGATAATTGTTGAGTATTTATAGTAAATAAATTAATTTATTATGAAAGATAAAATAAAAAAAGCACTTGATGATTTTGTCAACCCTCCTGAGACTGAAGAAGAATTAGCTGAAAAGGCAAAAAATGAGAATGTAAAAAAAGTTGTTCTTGATGAACGTGAAGGTTTAATCGAGAGAGTGGACCGCATCTATGTAACCAAAGAGGGAAAACAACTTCTTCGTGAGATATACTAATAATATTCGACAATGAAAAATGAAAAAAAGGATAATCTTTTAGCGGAACATCTAAGAAAGATTAAATATCGTGTTGGTTATAAAATCAACGAAACTCCTAAATATCGTCCACTGGTAAATGATAATGAGGAATTTGATGCTGTTCCAGATAGTATATATGCTACGAAGGACGGTCAACCAGTTCCTACAAGTCAGGGATTAACCAATGAAGCTGGTAATCAAGAAGATGCTCCTAAACCAGAAGGACAAGAACCTCCTGCGCCTTCGAATGATCAACCACAAAATACTGATGCTCCACAGGCAGGTGCTCCAGTAGATGCTCCTGTACCAGCATTTGATAAAACTGGTGGAGATAGTCAATTGCCACCACCCCCAGAAGGTGATGCACCTATTAATCCAATGGGTGATGATATGAATGCTCCTGACCCGTCACAAGAAGTAAATAGAATGCAAAACGATATTATTAAACATAATATTGAAGCCATGAAAAGCATTCATGACCAATTAGAAAGTCTTAATGCAACTGTTCAGGAATTAAATGCACAATCAAAAATTTTAAGTGCCAATGTTGAAGAAGTTCGTGAACCTACAAATACTGAGAAACTTATGAGCAAGAAAAACGTAAGTTATCCTTATTATTTTAATTTAAATGATTTCTGGAATGGCAATTGGTTTACTGAACAGAGAGAAAAAGAGCATGAAAAAGGCATTAATGAATTACCAGATGGTACATTTGTTGCTGATTTCGATGATTTACCACAAAAATCTAAAATTGATGTACAAAACAGTTTTAATGAAATAAATTAATATGATTAAAAATGATAAAAGAAAACTATTTGAAGTTTTTGAAAAAGTGAACAAAATCAACCTCAAAGAATGGTATGATGATGAATATTATAGTAAAGCACCAAAACAACCGCATGGTATGGGTGATTTTAATGCTATTGATTGGGTAGTACTACACGAACAGTTGGTATTAAATACAAAAATGATTAAGGCAGGTAATAAAAGTACAGAAAAAGATTTGGCAGCTACTGTTAATGATTTAACTGATGATGATGGTATGTTAAGTTTAGAAGAATTACAACAACTTGAAAATTTTGGTTTAGTTAATATTAACGGTATGTTTTCAGGTCTTAATAGTCAATTCCCAATAATTGAAAATAAAAAATATTTTGATTTTAATACGTTCAAAACAAAAGCTGCTGAAATCTGGAATAAAGAAGCACCAGTTCAACAAAGAAGTAATGATTCTGAAGCACCATATTTAAGAGGTAATGAACCAATGTCAGAAAGCGATATTAATGCTGTGGATTGGGATGATAAATATACAAATGAAAATTTAGTTAGTTTTTTAAAAAAATGGTTTGGAGCATTAAGATATTATGCTGATGATCATAAAGCTGTGATTATAGCAAAAGCGTTGGAAGATGAATTTCCAATATTGAAAAATGGATAATGAAAGTTTTTAATTCATACGGCACTCCAGAACGTCTCTTTGAAATGATGAAGAGAGTTAATAAACTCAATGAAGAAATTCTTCCAACAGAGAAAAAAAATGAGATTATTAAAGAATTTATTGAGTTTCTTAAAGAAAAACTTGGTTTTGGTGATGATATGCCAAAAATCACAATATCATATGATGAAAAAGAAGCACCAAGCATGAAGTCATTTGGTAAATACACACCAGAAACCAATGAATTAAGAGTAGTTGCTGTAAATAGAAACTTGGCAGACGTGTTAAGAACGTTGGCACATGAGCTAATACATCATATGCAGCGTTTAAAAGGAGTATTAGGTCAGAACTCTAATGATACTGGCAGCGAGCACGAAAATGAAGCAAATGCTCTTGCAGGCGTATACATGAGGGAATTCGGAGCTAAAAATCCAATAATTTTTGAATAATAATTAAAAACATGAAAATATATAAACCAATAGGTAGTAAAGAGAGATTTGCTGAAATATTTCAGGGAGTTAATAAAGTTAAATTAAATGAAGGTTTTGGACAGAATTATAATCCACAAGCTGTTCTTGAAATGGCATATGAAGGATTAAAAAACGGTACGCTTAATATTGTGCATAGTAATTCACAAGGAGAGGGTGAACAAAGTTTTATTGAACTGGTTTGCAAAGACAAACAAGGTAATAATATAACTTTTACATTTAAAACCTTATCAAGTGCTGGCGATCAGGAAGGTGTTTATAATGTTGATAAAACTATAATGACAAATTTTTCATTTGATGATCAAACTGGTGAAGATAGTGTTGAAATGGATGAAAATGCATTAAAACAATTCAATGCACAACATGCTAATGATTTATTTGACGCAGTTAAAGAATATATTGACGTTGAAGAAACCGAACCAGCAATAGATGAGATATATGAAGATGCAATCAGAAAAATTGATTCAAGTCCATTTGGTAAAAATAGTTTTGATAAATTGCAAACAGGTAAAGCATATGCTGACGAAAAACCAGTTAATCCTGCAATAAGGGTAAAATCTCCTGAGTTAGATAAATTTGTAAACGAAGACGATCTTAATAAGGAAGTATCTTTTGAAGGTAATAATACCACTACGAAAGTGCTTAATACAGTATCACAAGAATTAAAAGAAAAAATTATTTTAGATGCTGCAACAGTTGTGAACAGGGGATTGGAGAAACAGGGTCTTAGCAGATATGATATGCCTAAAGAAGCATATAATAAATTAATTAAACATGTTGGTTTGGCAATATTTGAAGATTATTCTGCAAAGGTTAATGAGAATTTAAACGAAGAAGAAGCAAAAATAGCTGGTGATTATCCAGACCCAATGGGTAAGAAATTCAAACCAAAAGAACATTATCCAAAGAAAAAGAGAAAACCACAAACCAGTGTTAAATTAAGTGAAACCGAAGAAGAAAATAATTATGAAGAAACATCTGATTCAAATACTCCAATAGATAAAAGAGCAAAAAAAACTGCACAATCTGATATACATAAAGAATTTAATCGTACAGTACCATATGATACAAAATTTAATGCTGGCATAGATGAAAAAGCTGAAGAACCATTAACTGGCGATGATAATGTTACAGACACTGAATTTATGAATAAAGAGCGTCAGGGATTACAAGGTGGTGAAAAGGATGTGCCTTCAGATACAACTAATGATGTTAACCCAGAAACAGAAATGGGTACTGAAAAAGATGTTAAAGCAGGTACTGGTGAAGATCAAATATCACATCAACCAATGGATAATGAACCAGCAGGTGATGAAATTGAAAAAATTGCACAGGATAAGGAAGAAGCTGGCGAAATGATAGCAGGTGGCAAAGGTGAAGGTAAATCACCGTTAGAATTCACATCAGATCAAATATTGAAAGGTATGAGAGTTGAAATGGAACATACTGATGACCCAATGGTTTCATTGGAAATTGCGCTTGATCATTTAACTGAAGACCCTGAATATTATGGTGATGAAGAAGAAAATCCACAACTTATGGCACAGGCAAATGCTGCTGCAGACGCAAATGAACCAGAAAACGCAGAAGACGATAAAGAAAAGACAGATATGTTACTTGGTTTTAAACCGCATAATGTTGGGGATGAAATTGAAACAGATGAAGATGTAGATACTGATGATAACATTAAATGGGGTAAAGAAATGTTAAGATTTCATAAAGATTATAACAACAATAAAACTCCTGAAAAACCAGAAGATGCATTAAGTGCGGAATCTGAAACTCCTGTAGAAGAAAAACCTAAAGAAGTTGCAGAAGAAGCAGGTTTTGAAGAATATACAGGCAATATTGGTGATAGATATGCTGATGAAGATGGCAATGAATTTGTTGTTCATGATAAAGTAAAAGGTGGTGTAACATTAAAAACTCAAAGTGGTGAAATAGAAGTTGCAACAAGTGATTTAAAATTTTATAAAAAATTAAATGAAGGCGAAACTATAAAGAAAATAATTACTGAAGAACAAATTAAAACAGCAAAAAGAACCTTAAGCAATAGTAAAGTTCCAACCGGTATGACAAAAAAAGAAGCTGTACAGATTTTAATGAATAATAATCTAAAGAAGATACTATAATAATTGCAACTTTTCAATAATAAAAAGACTACTAAGTGTAGTCTTTTTTGTTTATGCGGTATTTATATAGAAAAAGAACATGTCAATCTTTAGATCATACTTCTTAAAAAATAATACGCTGATAAGTAGCAACCTTACCAACAATTCGCAAAATCCTGTAACTGAAGTGTCATATGGTACATCAGAGAAAGAATTAAGCAGATTTATTTTTGATGTTGATTTAAAAGATTTAAAAGACAGAATTACACAAGGTTTGTTAGTTCCCAATAGTGGAATGACGCATATTTTACATATGACCAATACGATTAGATATTCACCAGACCGTCTTGGTAAAAAATCATATCTACCAAATATTAATAGAGCAAGTAGTTTTGACCTTCAATTATTTAATGTCAATCAGAATTGGGATGAAGGTAGCGGATATGAATTTGATTATGGTAAAAATTTATTTCAATTTAGCTTGCCCAATCAACCACCAAATTCATATTATGTAAGAAATGGGGTTATTTTATCTGGCACTACTGGTACTACTGGCAGTACAATAACTGGTGTTACAATAATATATAATACTTCAGAATCATTAGATTTCGCATCAAATGTAGGAATATCTAACTGGCTTCAAGCAAGTGGAAATACTAATTGGACTAAAGCTGGCGCATACATTAGTGGTGTAACTCAAATAATAGGCAGCGAACATTTTGAAAAGGGTGATGAAAATATTGATGTTGATGTTACTGATTATATAAATCAAAGACTATTCGGTACTGGTTATACTGGTACAACAGGATTTACTGGTAGTTCTTTTGGTATTGGTATTAAATTTCCAGACAGTTTTGAAGCACTTGACCCTGTATTAAGACAAGCTGTTGCATTTTTTGCAAAGCATACTAATACTTATTACGAACCATATATTGAAACAACAATTGATGATAAAATAGTTGATGATAGAAATTATTTTTATTTGGACAAAAATAACGATTTATTTTTATATTTAAATGTCGGTAATGGCAATGTTTCATATACAGCAACTGTAAATAAAGTTGAAATTTTTGATCAGGATGATAATTTAGTTTCAGGATTTACTGGCAATTCAATTGTTAATATAAGCAAAGGCGTATATAAAGTAACTTCAAATCTTTCTTCAGTACTATATTCAGATGCTGTTTTATTCAAAGATAAATGGTCATTAACAATTAATGGCAGAAATATTGAATATGAAGGTGAGTTTTATCTTATATCACCGCATAAATATTATGCATTTAATAATTCTAACCAAATTAATTTTGAAAATTACTTCTTTTATTTCTGGGGAATTGGTGAAAAAGAGAACATTAGAGCAGGTGTAACAAAAAAAATTAAATTAACCATCAAAGAACTCTATGCAAATCAAAATAATTTCTTACCTTTGGATATTGAATATCGCTTATTTACAACAGTAGGAAAAAAATATGAACTTGATTTAATACCATTTACTTCAGTGAACAGAACAAATACGGGATACGAGTTCAATCTTGACACTTCATGGCTGATTCCACAGGATTATTTCTTGCAACTTAGAATGAAAAATGGTGATTATTATGAAAATAAACAAACACTTTCATTCACTGTTGTTTCTGATGGCAATATAAAATCATAAATTTTTATTAAAATAGTAAATTTTTTTATTTTTATTTAATCTAAATAAAAAAAGTCTTGTATTTATGAGAAATGAAGGCTATATTTGTAGCATAATTTTTATAATTGAAAAATAACTTTACTGTAAATTAAATTAAAATGGAAAACCAAAATGAAACGACAAACCCACAAGGTGGTAATTTGTCAGATTTGAAAAAAATGTACGCTCACTATCAAAGTGAACAAAGACAAGCAAGACGTAAAACAAGTGAGGAAATCTTAGCGAAATATTTCGTTCCTCGTAAAAACAAAGAGATTTTTAGAATCCTCCCTCCAAAACCGAACAAGAAACACATTGAAGAAGCATTCTTTCATGTTGTGATTACTAATGCTTCGGGTGGAAAGAAAAAACACGGAACTGTCATCTATTGTCCTGCACATAATGACGCAAAAGTTCCAAGGCTCGACAAAAATGGTCAGCCATTATTAGACACTAATGGTCAAAAGATCATGACTCCACCTCCATGTCCTTTATGTGATAAAGCAAAAAAAATGCTTATACAGCAAAATCCCTCATTAAAAGGTAGAAAAAAAGAAACTTTGAATGCAAGTGAATTAATAATTTACGAAAAAAACAAAGCAATTTTTACTGAAGCTAATAAATGGGACGCTAAGAAATTCTACATTGTTCGTGGAATTGATAAAGGTACGGAAAAAGATGGTGTTAAATTCTGGAGATTTAAACACAATTTCAAAAGTCAAGGTACTCTTGATAAATTACTTCCTATATTACAAGAGTATACAGACATGTATCAAGTTGATTTTGCAGACCCAAAATTTGGAACTGATTTAAGCATTACAACGAATGATAGTGAATTCAATGGACATGTTTACAAGCAGATATCTGCAATTAATTTCCGTGGTAAATCATTATTAAGTAATGATTCAGTTGTTATGCAATCATGGCTTGAGGATAATACTACATGGAGAGATGTTTTTCTTCCAAAGAAAGCACCGAACATTACATCTTTTGAATTTCTTGAAATGGTTGTAAGTGGTACTAATCCTTATTGGGATGATACTGATTCAAACAACAAGCATTGGGTATTCCCGGGTCGTCCTGATTTGGAAGAAGCTGCAAATACTCGTACACGTAATAATGATGCTGATGAAGATGCAGCATTTGAACAGGCATCTGATTTAATTGATGACGAATATCCACGTGTTACTGTTAGTAATATGACTGCTGACAAAGTTGGTACATATGAAGATAATGCAGTGAATGTAGGAAATCAAGTGTTAAGTAATGCATCTGCAGCACCTGAAACAAATGTAACTGAACAAGGAGAAAATGTCCCTGATAAGAATTATGACGACCTCCCCTTCTAAAAATTAAAAATCCGTAAAGGGGAAATGTAAAAGTTTCCCCTTTATTATATCATTAAACAATTTAAACTATGGCAAAAACAACAGAAGAAGTACCTTCAAATGATAAGGTACGTAAACCAATACCCAAAAAGAATTTTTCATTAGAAAATTTCAAGAAAAAAGTAGGAGTTGATGATGTTCCAGATAAACCATTGATTTGGATATCAATGTCTGAAGGCTTCAGAAAAGCATGTGGTCTACCCGGTTTTGCCAAAGGTTATGTTAATCAAGTACGTGGACATACAAATACAGGTAAATCAACAGCAATCTGTGAAGTGCTTGTAGAAGCACAAAAAATGGGCATTTTGCCAATTCTTATTGATACTGAAAATAACATGGGAAGGGGTAGTTACAGATTAACTGAATTAGGTTTTGATTTTGATAATTATATCAGAATTGATAATGATTTTTTACTTCAGAAGTTTGGTAAAATACAAGATAAAGACAGAAAAGAAGCTGCAATTGAAGACCTTGCAAAATGTTTTTATTATTTTCTTGATCAACAAGCAAACGGTGAATTACCATTTGATTTATTATTTGCAATTGATTCAATAGGTACATTGAATTGTATTCAAACAATTAATGCACAAGTAAAAGATGATTCTCAAAATAACATGTGGAATGCTGGTGCATATGAAAAAGCATTTATGTATTTGTTAAACAACACAATACCAAGCAGCAGAAAGATTAATAAACCATACACCAATACAGTTGTTGCAACTCAAAAAATCTGGATTGATAATATGAACAAAGGAGTGGTTAAACACAAAGGTGGCGAAACATGGAATCTTGGTGCAAGACTTATATATCATTTTGGTGGTATTATAACACATGGAACAAAAGCTGCAACTGCTGATAGTAAAAAACGTACTGTTAGTTATGGTATTGAAACCAAAATTAGTGTTGCTAAGAATCACGTGGACGGTCCGCTTGGGGGAATATCAATGCAAGGCATTATTATTTCAACACCACTTGGTTTTGTAAATCCTGATGATATTGATGCATTCAAAAAGAAACATATACTTTATTTTCGTAATTTATTTGAAGATGATAGTATTAATGCTGATGAACTCACATTATCAACAAAAAATATTGATGTTAATGGGAAAATTTCATTTGAAGATGAATTAATTGAAAGAAGTCCAGAATTACCAGAAGTTGTATAATGAAAACCCGTACTTTATTAGTTGATGCCTCATATTTGCTTCAACGTTCTTTTCATGGAGCAAAGGATGTTTACACACAATCTTTTGGACATATTGGAGCACTTTACAGTTTTTTAACCACTGTTCGTAAAATGATTAAAGAACATATGATCAATAAGGTAATACTTGTATGGGATGGTGAAGGCGGTGGTGTTCAACGTTATCGTATTGACAATAAATATAAAGCTAATCGTAAAAATAAAGAATGGTATAAGAAAATTGAATTAAGTGATAGAGATATTGAAAAAGAGAATAAAAAGAGAGACTCAATTCTTAAACAAAGACAGCATATAAAAGCATATGCAGAAGAATTGTTTTTAAGACAAATTGAAATACAGGACGTTGAAGCAGATGATATAATTGCTGCTTATTGCTTGAAATATGATAACAAAGAAGAAATTTTTCTTTATTCGAGTGATAGAGATTTTGCACAATTATTGGATTTAAATTTAAATATAATATTTCCAAACATTGAACAACCAGTAAATAAAACAAATTATATGATGAATTTTAATCATCATTATTCAAATGCATTAATATTAAAAATAATATGTGGCGATACTTCTGATAATATTGATGGTATTGAGGGTATGGGAGAAGATACGCTTTTGAAATATTTTCCAGAATTGAAATTTAAACATTTAACTGTGAGGGAAATTTGCAAAAAAGCGGATGAACTTAATCAAGAAAGAGTTTTAAATAAAAAGAAACCTTTAAAGGCACTTGAAAATCTTTTAAACAATATAGACAGACTAAAAATTAATTTTCAGTTAGTTAATTTGAGAGAACCAATGATCAATGATGAAGTGAGAACAGAACTGGATAATATCGATTCACCATTGTCACTTGAGGACAGAGGTAGCAAAAATCTCATAAAAATGATGAAAGATGATGAATTTTTAACGGTTTACGGTAGTACATTTGTTCAATATGTAGAACCGTTTTATACTGTAATCATGTGTGAAAGAGATTTATACCAAAGAAGTATCAGCAAGAAAAAATAGTTTTTAAAAACCCTTCCTATTTAAAAAGATTCTAAATATATTTGTATAGTTTATTAACAATTAAAAATTTATAAAATGAACGAAAAAGAACATAGTAATTTATTTAGGTTTTCATTAACCCAACAGGATGTACTGTTATGTGAAAAAATATTTGATGCTGATCAGTTTAATCCTTTTACGAGATATTCTATTGATATCAGGGATGTGTTGCCAAGGGTAATTACTAAACTCCAGAAGACACTTTCCCGTAGAAGTTACATAACATTTAAACTCAAAAACGACAGTGATGCTCCTGAATTGGGATTGAATCGTGAGTATGATTATTATGGGTATCGTCAGAAAATGGTTAGTGCATATCCGAAAGAGAAAAGAGAAGGGATGTATTATAATCCCCAGCCAATAGTTCAACAGATTGAAGAAAAAACAATTCGTGGAGTTGAATGTAAAATTGGTTTTTATATCAATAATAAACCGATTGTTGAGAGAATGTTTTATGTTGATGGGTTTAATCCGATAGCAAGATGGTCAGTTGAATTAATTGATGAAGTATGTGATACTGCAAACATAATTAAAAATAAAATTTTACATACTGATGTTAAAAATATGTGGGATGATTACGATTTAATTAATATCAAGGGATTATCAATCACACAGATCAGAGAACTTTCTCCTTCTAAAAGAGAAGAAATGTTAAGACGACTTAGACGAAATTAAGTTGGACAAAAATATGAGCAGTTGTTGGAAATTCTTTCCTTTTATTTTCTTTCT